TTGGAAGAGGCGGCGATTGTTTGCCCATTATATAAAAAGGTAAAAAATACCAATATAGATAAGATTCTACGCATCTGTCTAGTATACACTCTGCAAATAACTGTGTAAAGTTATTTCTCATGGGCGATAAATTCACCGTTCCAATTATCTGGTAAATCTTGGCCTTTCATAAATTCACAACGCTCAATCCACATTTTGTAGTACTTGTCCATTTGGCCATCAAATGAACCTTTTAGTTCATCGCATAAAATAGCAGCTGCATCAAATTTTTTCTCTTTGTACAAGGTATGCATTTTTATGTGAGTTTCTTTGGATTTATTGTAAGAATTTATATCGCCTTTGATGCGTAATGCTGTGTAAATTAAATCAGCAACAGTTTTGCCTTTTGGTTGTAAGTTGTCTAGCATTAGATAGAAGAAATCGTCTTTGGTTCTGTTGTAAGTTTCAGCACCAATAATACATAATACACCGTAAGCCTTACAACGTGCTTCTAGTCGTGCCGCAGTACTAACCATGTCACCTAAGATGTCATAGCTGTGACGTTCTGTTGAACCCATCTCGCCAATAAAGCCAATACCTGAGTTACAACCCCAACCCATTGCGGCTGGTGGCAAGCCTTGTGCTTCCATTAGCTTAGTGTACTCGTCTACTTTGTCTAGCATCTCAAGTCCTACCTTAACAATAGTACGAGCATGATTTGGATCTTCAATAGGAGCACCATGTATGTGCATTGACGCATCGCCTACATATTTGATAACCATACCTTTGTTATCTAGCATTGGCTTGCTGATAGCATCCATATAGCCGTTCATGTATTTGCCTAAGCCAGCAACGTCATCACCATAGTGTTCACCGATTGGTGTAAAGCCACGTAAGTCTGAGAACATAACTGATACATCTTTACGAACACCACGCTTGATTAAATCTGGGTCTTTTTGTAGTAGCTCTACGACTTCTTTACTGCAATAACCAGCAAACTGTTTCTTAATAGCCTGCTTCTGTAAGAACTCGCTTACAAACTTAACCCCATAGGCGTGTAACGCAACAAGAAGTATGCCGCCACTAAGCATAGTAGCGTCAAACAAATACAGATAATCCGCAAAGAGCCATCTGCTACCCAACACAGCCCCAAGAGCAAGAACAACGGTGCTAGCCAATCCAACATATACATACCTCGTTAAAAATAATAATAATAAGCCTGATACTAACAAGGCGATAATTTCTACACCGTCTGCATAATCAGGACGTTGTATTGTAACTTGGTTGGCCATAGTGCCAACTACTGCAGCCTGCATATCCTGCGGCCATACACTACCAATACTTGTTGGAACAGGATTACCCAATCCAGCCGCGGCAGTTCCAACAATAACAATGGCGCCACCAAAGTCTTTTGGCAAGTTGGCCATGGATACTGATTTTGATTTTTGACTCCAGTCGACCCATACACGGCCTAGGTTGTCTGTTGGTATAATTCCTACATCGCCTGGTAAGCGCATTTTTTCAACTCCGCCTTCAAACAGTTTAACTTGGAATGTTGAATTAGCAGTTGCCACACGCATTGTTTCCATAGCAAGGCTAGGATACAGTTTGTCATCTACAGCAACAACTAACGGTATACGGCGATTAACACCGTCAATTTCTGGTAGTGTATTTGTTGTGCCAACGCCAGCCGCGGCATTCTCTAAACGTGGTATGTTGGCAATAAGTCCAGGATAGGTAACAATTTGATCTAACCATTCTGGATTGAGAACAGCACTTCCTGGTGCTTTGGGCGTATTCTTTGTTTTCTGTGCAGGTGTATTAGCCAACACTACTGGATAATGTTTTAGTATTTGTTCTAATGCTCGGTCACCACCTTGACGATCCGCTTCTGGCATTAACACATTCCAAACTACTAGTCCTGCTTTGCGAGCATACAAGTCTTCAATCATGTCTGCGTATACTTCGCGATTAAATGGCCATTGTCCGTATTTGGCCATCGTGTCTTCATCTATGTTTACTGTATAGATATTGTTTTCTGTAGGTGCTTTGCTAGTGATTAATGTATCAAAATATCGTAAGCGAACTGATTCTACAAATGTTGGATCTGCAACACGTAAACCAACAATTAAGGCTAGTGTTAATAATGCTGTCCAAGGACTTACTAATATTTTTTTAAGGTTGACTTGCTTTGGCAGGGAGATCTTCATCGTCTTTATATCCTAAACTTGTAGCACCAGATTTTTCTTGTGCGGTCATTGATTTGCATTTACCTGCAATCATCATCTCACAGGGCGGAGGAGGAGGTGAAAAAACAGGTTTAACTTGTGTAGCACAGCCTGTTAATATAATTGCTGATAATATTGATACTTTTTTAAGCATTCAATATTTATCTAGGAATCTGACCGTACCAGTGCCTTCTACAAGTTAGCATATAACGTACATTATCGCCGTTTTTTGACAGTATAGATGCACCTTCTTTACAGTTAGCCGCCTTACATACTGGTTGAATGTTTGGTAACATATTAGTATCCTTGTCTTACAGTGATTGGAGCGCATCCGCCGGCAGTAGCACACGTTGTTGTAACAGTAACATTTTGTCCGCCATTTTGTTGTAGTATAACACTAGCAGGGCCTCCGCTGTTAGTTAAATCTAAAGTAGCGCGATTAGCTGTTGTACCCTCTTGAAGTGCGCTAATACTATTATTATTTCCTGTTAGTTTATTTTCTAAGTAATGTTGGCCTGTACCTTTCTGTACAGCATCAACAGTATTGTTATTTCCAGTAATACTGGTAAACATTATCTTATTACCATTATCTGTTTGTTTAGCTGTGACACTATTTTGATTGCCGCTTATTGTTGTTTCCATATAGTGACCACCAACGCCTCCAGTATTACTCTGTTGTGTTGTTAGACTATTACCATAGCCGTTGATGTCCACACTTTGATAGTGTCCGTTCGTGCCTATGGCCGATCCCTGTGTAGTACGTGCTTGATTAATGTTAAGTGTGTTGCTGTCCCCTACAACGCTAAAATTGATTTCGTTTTGTCCAGTTCCACTCACTCCTTGATTGATTGTGATATTATTAGAACTGCCTTGTATTTTAGCATATTGTGTTCCATTGCCGCTAATAAGATTTTTACTACCTGCTTGATCTATAGTTACAGTATTATTATTGCCGCTTACTTGATCAATATAAATTCTATTGCCGTCAGTTACTGTTTTGTTTGTCCATACATCAACTCGAGTTTGTTGATCTGTAGTAATTGCACTACCAGTTCCAAATATCATTTCTCCTGGCGTTCCGCTACCAACTGTCACATAATCTGGGTACATTGAAAATGTTGTACCAGTTATATCAACAACTGTGCTATTGGAATAAACAACGCCTGAAGTATCGATAGTGTTTGTTTCTGTTATCCAGCCTGTAGTAAATGCAGAATTAGGAACGGCCATACGGCCGGCACCGTAGTCCCATTGAAATCGCAAACCATATGCGTTTAAATCGTTCCAATACCATGCTTCGATATTATAAGTTTGGCCAGCAACTACATCAATCCAGCCAGAAGCAGTATACCCGCCAAGTATATTTTGTAATTGCCAGGTTGATCTATCGTTAATAACATTTTGTCCGTTTATGTCTAAAACAAATCCGTCATCACTGTTACTGTAAAAATATAATCTATAAACACTACCAGCAGGGTGTGCTGTAGTAATTGGAGCTGTAATTGTTCCTGTGTATGCTACAAGTGTCCCTTCTCCCATACCTGGAAAACTTCCGTTAGTTGGAACATATATACCGTTAGTAGTTCTTCCGCTAGCAACTTGATTGTACGCACCTGGAGTTAAATTAGGTACACGATAAGGCCCTAACCAATTTTTAATACAACCTAACCAACCACAGTTATAAGTGTAAGCATCAAAGTCATATACTTTGTAGTTTAATCCTTGCAAAACATTTTGTGTTGTAGTTGTTGGATTGCCGTTTGCTTCAATTGTAGTAACTCCGCTAGTTGTAACTGTATTAATAGGTGTAGTGGTTGTTGTTAGAACACCATTTACAACTTTATTAGTTACTACATTAGAAGCAACTTTAGTTTGATACAATGTTTCTGTACCGTTACTAGTTGATGTTGTTCCATCACTATAAGTTGTTGTAGTTACAGGTGTGCGATAAACTGTAGTTGTGTTGCCACTTACTACTTGTCTTGTTGTGTATGATGTGCTTGTTCCAGTTACTGTTTTAACTGGAGCAGTAGCAGTTACCGTTTGTCCTGCCGCAAGAATAGTTGTACTTCCTCCAGTAGCGTATGTATTAACTTGTGCTATTGTAGGATTTAATGTTCCAGTCCATGTAACACCGCTAGTGTTAGAGAAACCTTGAGTCATACTAAACAACTGTCCAGTATTATTATCATTACCAACAAAGAAGAAATAGTCTGCACCCATATTAATAATGTGTCCAGTACCCATAACTGCTTTTTGAGTTCCATTAGATGTATACTGTATTGCAAGCCATGGATTAGTTGCATCTTGCACACCGTTGACCATGTTAGCTACAAATGCTATGTAATCCCCACTCCCCCAACTTAGTTGTCCGTTGTACCATGGAATTTGATATGCTGTCCCTGGACTTTTACTATAAATTTGGCAAGTGGCTGTATACATACAAGCTGACACGTTCCATTGACTATCGGCAACTTGGTATTGTCCAAACTTTAAGTCTGCTAAACCAGTAGCTTGGCTATATGCACTAAAGCATATACTCCATAGCAAGGCAAATAAAATCAAAAAACGTTTCATTATTTTTGTGTTACTGTTATAATAGTATTACCGCCTTGATTAACACGATTTTTAAATTCAATGTTGTTTTGTGTCATTGATATTAAACTGTTTTGTGTTTGCGGAGTTGTAATACATATACGGTCAGCACCGTTATCACGACATAACGATACAGTTGGATCTTCTTTAATTACAGTAATGCCACTAGTTTTTTTATAATCAGGTAACATACTATCCACTTCACCTAATAATTTTTCGTTAAGTGCATTGCCCATAATGTCAAATATGTTTGCTAGGAAACTGTTATCTAAAAAATTTTGACTTAATCTATCTTGATAAAATTGACGGGCACTATCATCTAGTGCATTTGTTAACCCTTGTTCTTTTAAAAAATCAATATCCAACGGGCCTCGCATTTCTTTACGTTGATCTTTGCCACCATCTTTTTTCATCTCTTCTGGTGTTGACATTAATAATGTCTCAATAGCTTGTTCGCTAAGATTTAATGTTACAGGTTTGCTAGGAGGAGCACTACGACTGTTAGCTTTGGTTGCTTGGAATGGTTGATTTAGTACAACGATTCCTGCATCCGTTTCAACACTGATAGAGCCAACTTTACAATTTGCTTCAATGTCTTTAAGTGAACGTGTTGGACGGTCAGTTGGACAACTAGGTAGCAGTACAAATGTACTTTGTCCTAGTTCATCGACTGATGCTGTAAAATCTGTACCGCGAACACTTACGGTTGCAGTTGGTGTGTTAAGTGCTACGTTTTGTGGACTGTTTTTAGCAATTTGTCCAGAGGCATAACGAACTGTGCCAAGAGCAATCTTAGCACCTAGTTTACCGCTTTTACTTTTTGGGTCGTATACAAAGTCATCAATTACTAATTTACTATTTTCATTAACTTGAACCTTAGTATCGTCCTCAAAGGTTATTCCTACTTTGCCCTGTTGTGTCTTGATAGCATCGTTCATCTCCACTCCCGTTCCTTTGGAGCCTGTCAACGTCTGTTTGTCCCTTTGTATACTGGGAGGAGTATTGATCTGTTCTGTTACTTTGCCTATTGCGGCGTAACTCAACGATGTACTTAGCAACGGTAAGCATAGTATTGCTTTCCATATTCTCATTCGTCACCTTTCTTAAACCAATGATACTTTTGCAATTCTCTCATTATGGCATCACCAGTAGTATTATTCCACTTAGCAGCCCATTCTACAAAGTCTGCCCAGTCACGGATGTAATGCTCGTTGCCTTGCATCCATGCCTGGTACATTCTTTGCAGTTCACTTTCAAACATTTTACTGTCTTTGTGTAATATTGTATGTGTTGGTATTAGCAGCAGTTCCCGAACTACCTAATTTTAAATTAAACACGTTTGCATTAGCACTACCTGACTGCGCTAATGTAACGCTATTACCAGTACCGTTAATATCCATCCATGCAACATGTCCTGTTGATCCGCCTGCTCCGCTTTGAGCAATATCAATTGTGTTTGTTGCACCTACTGCTCTGATATAAACGTTGCCGTTATCACCAGTTAAGTTAGTTGTAACGCTGTTACCTGTTCCGCCACTAGTTTGAATATCTTGTCTAGTGCCAGCTGCAGCAACTGATGAAATTAATGTAGCACCACCGCCGCTTTGTGTAGCAGACAACTGGTTATCACTTCCAGACATAGTTACGTATGCTGTATTACTACCATTTAACTGTGTAACACTAACAATAGTATCGCTAGCTCTGGCACTACTTGAGCCTAATTGGAATGTTGCTACGTTATTACTTCCGCTTATATTACCGCTATTAACGGTGCTATAAGTAAAATCAACACTTTTACTAGTTCCCATAGTGGCATCAATGCCTAGATTCATTTTGTTATTGCTTCCAGTCTGGTTAATGTTTACGTTAATACCATCACCTCTAATAATAGCAGGATCAGTTGCACTATTAGTTGCAACTGCTGCTGTCAAACCTTTTACTTGGTTTCCAGCACCATCCTGATTAATAGTAACTGTTGCAAAGTCACCTGACTGATCAATATAAATGCTGTTGTCAGCCGCCATACCCAATGTTGTCATTCCAGACAACATCAGCATTGTGAGTAATTTTCTCGACAACCCACCAGCGCCTTTTATTCTCTTGTCCATCTTTTTAAAATGATTGCTTTCTATTCACAATCAAGTTCCTTGGTCATTGACCTGTTATAGTTATTACTGCTTCACCTCTTCTAATTTTTCAAGACGAATCCAACCACCTCGGTTAGTTCCGTCCTCGGTTTTGACTCTCACCCAACCTTCACTCCCAGGTTGTAAAACACTTATTTCAGTACCTTTGGCTATCCACCACTTTCGGGTACTTTTTTCATCTTGATCTATATGTAAGAAAGCATTCTCTTTTACCTGTCGTCTTCCAAATAATACTACAGGTTCTTTCTTTACTTCTGTGGCGGTACTGGGTACGGCCTCGGGCTTGGTTTCGGATGGGGTTTGCGGTTGTACCACGACATCTTTTTTCTCCTCAACTTTAGCTTCTTGTTTTATTTCACTACTAATAACAGGACTAGATTTTGGTTCTATTACAAGTGGTGCAGGGCCCTGTGGAATAAGTTGAGCTGCAACTGGCTCTTGTCTGTAATCCCAAACGCCTTTGCGTTGTCCTTCTTTAATCAATTCTACAACTGCCATTTCGGTGGCGGCTTTTACAGCATAAGTGCCAGGTTCGTTAATTGTTAATCCTGCTTCTGCTTCAAAACTTTGTGTTGCATTATCAAAGAATTTCAATGCTGTTACGCTGTCTCCTGTACTAAGAATAGTCTTTTGTACAGTAACAGTCATCAGTACTTTACCTGTGTTTACGCTAACTGCTCGTAAACTTACGGTAACTGTGTCTGTGCTCCATTGTGTTTGTTTGCCTATGCCAAAAATACGCATACCAGCGCCACCGCTAGTAGTACTTGTATCATAACCTACAATGCCGCCTTCAATAATAATACCTGCAAATTGCATTGGCATTAATGGTTTGGCATTAGTACCTTCATATGCTTCGCGCATTTGACGTATAATTAAACGTTCTTTAGTTAAGTTATCAATACCAACACGTTCTACAACTTCAAACCATTGCCCTTTGCCCACGTTTTGTAATGCTGAAATTAAGAATGACTCAGCACCTTGTGTAACTGCTGTTGACAAACTGGCTACGTTTGCCTGTGGACGACGTTGTCCTGTTTTATCTGTAAAACTATAAACTGCTACGCTAACTGGTTTTCCAGCTGCAGGTGAAGGAATGGTGTCAAATTCTTTTTTGACATTTTTCATTTGGCTTGTTATTTCTGGGTCTTTATCTAGATGCCCAGTAGATTGCATTACTGCACAACCGCTTAATACTGTTAATATTGCTAAGGAAATTAGTGTCTTTTTCATGTCTTAATTCCCAAATTGAAATTGGCTTAGTGGTATTTCCACTTGTGTTGGTGTTCCTGCAATATCAGTTACACGCATAACTACACTAGAAGTAGTTTTCCACCATGTAATATTGTTACCTTCAAAATCAAATGATCCACAAGGCGCACTGTATGAACTTGAAGATGTTGAACAACTACCGCTATTTGCAAACATACTAGCCGCTAAATTTTGACTAATTTGTGCATAGATACGTGATTCTAAGTTATTTAGAAATTTCTGTAAATTGCTGTTTTGTTTATCAGCTGCCGCTTTATCCAATGCTGCTTGAACTTGATCGCGCCATGCTTTTTGTCTAGTATATTCTTGATTTTCTATAGTTAAGACATGGCTGCTGTAACCAACACCATTAAATGCAGGACTTTTGAATGTATAGTCAGCAAGAGGTGCTGACATGCCCGTTAAAGGCAATAATACTAATAATGCTATTAGTTTTTTTGACATCTTTTCGCTCCCGGTATACCGTATTATATTTACAGTAACCGTAGCGAAAATAATAACAGAGTTTAATCTAGATTAAACTCTTTGAGCTTTTGCCGCTTGTGCTTGTGTCATAACAAGATAAGCCGGAGTAGGAGTTTGCTGATCGTCGTTAAAGTTAAATCCGCCAGTGACTTTGATATCTTGCCCAAGTCTATCAATTAAATCATTTCCATTTTCTACTAATGCATAATCTAATGATTCTGTATTCAAATACATGATAGTTGTAATACCATCAGCTAAGTGATAACTTTCATAAGCTAATAGGGTATAGGCTTTAATCATAGCATCAACATCAATACCACCGTCTCTACCATCTTCTGTTTGTGGAATAGCTGAATCGATTAATTCTAATGCAGTTCTTCCTAAACTTTCTTCAACTTGTTCTAAATTGAGGATAATTCTACGGAAAGTTTCCCAAAACAATTCAACAGTTAATTCTCTAGTACTAAAAGGACGTAATATATCATTATTAAGAGCAGTTAATCCAGTTTCATTAAAGTTATAACGAGCACCTTCTTTTCCTGCTCCTTTAATCTTTTCACCTGTATCAGAAACTTCTTTTTTGTAATTTATAATATTAGGAGAAAAATTATCCTTAGTTACAGCTACTACTTGTCCTGTTTCCTGATCTTTAATTCGAATTGGAGTGCCTTTAGGAATATGCGATACAATTTTTTGAATTCCTGGAGTCCATGCTTTCTTCCAAGCGGCGGCTGGTTTAGTAATTTTTTTACTGTTCAAACGGCCACCTGAAGTAGAACCTGCTTTAACTTCGATCTCTTTGTCACCAATTAATAAGTCACCCTTCTTAGCCTTTTGTGCTGGGTTACCCATCATAGATAAAGCCATTTCGCCCGGGCCAATTGCTCCAGATGTCTTGCCTGGGTTATAAGAGAAAATTTTCTGTGTTTTAAAAATGTTAAACAATTTCATGAATTCTTCGTTAACATGACTTTCTACATTACCGTTAGTTTCTGCAATTAAAGACAACATATTAATAACTTTACCTGCTACACATGCTTGTAAAAACTCTTTAATTTCTGTTTCGTTAGTTTGATGAATTTCAGGTTTTAGGGTAATGTCAATAATTAAACCAAACATAAAATGTTTTAAGTTTTGTGTAAACGCACGAGCATTTTTTTCTTTACTCAATACTTGACTGCGTTCTTTAGAATTCAATGCTTGTTTTTCTTCAACTGAAGTTTCTTTAAACTCTTGGACTTTGTTGCCCAATGCTTCTAATAAACTATTAACTTCTTTTAAGAAATTCTTAGCAATTTCTTTTTCAGCTTCACTTGCTTTTAATTTTCCAGTTAATGTTTTAACTTGTTTAATTAGTGCTTTGTTAATTTTGATACTATGTTCTATGTCTGCAACCATTGACATTTTTTGGGCATGAGAAAATGTTTTAGTAATTGGTAGTTTTAAAATAAAATCAATGTGAGACATTAGACGTTCTGCTAATGCTTTAATTTCGCCTGACGTTACAGATGGATCTTGTGTTTTTGCTTCTGCCAATTTTTCCTCTTCAGGCTCGTCTTCTTGTTCATCTGAATCTTGAGGAGTTGGAGTTTGCGCTATTTGGGGAACTCCTGCTAACTGTGCAACTCGATTAACTTCGTCTGATTGTGCTTGTTGAGCTGGTTGTGGTTCTGCTTGTTGTGCTTGTTGTGCTACTGGCTCTTGTGGTGTTGCAACAGGTTCTGGTGTTACATCTATGCCTGCGTCTGGCAGCTCAATGCCTAGTTTTGCTAATTGCTGGGTAATTTTACTTTCGGTTCCTTGAAGATTTGCTAAAATTTTGTTAGTAATAGCTTGATTCTCTGGAGGAATCTCTTCTGCAATATTCGCAATGGATTGCAAATCAAACATCATAGTAGATGTTGAAATGTCTTTTTCTAGGGTATATTCTAATAGTGGTTGTTTAAACTCAAAAAATCGCATAGTAACAATATTTATGCGATTTCAGGGAAGAGGCATTCCTGTATGAATACCCGCACATCATCTTCGTTTAGCCCTAAACTAGCCATTACACGCGGTGTATGCGGGTTTTGTTTTTGATTATCACAATAGTAATTTTGATGTGATGTTGTATCTAAAACTGTATTATTAGTTTCTGCTACCGTGCTTAGATAGTGTGCAAGAGTAGTTTTTGCCATAGCAATAATTTGATCTAACTCTTCTTCGCTTTGTACATTACCTGCAGCTACCATACTAGGACTAAAAATGCGTTTAGCCCAGTCAGGAAGTTCACGTTCTCTGCGCCATTCTAGTTTAGCAACTTCATCTGCAAACCAGTCCATCATAGGGTGAAACGTGTCGCCCGCTGCCGAGTAATCGTGAAAACAACCGGTAATTTTGTTCTTACCTGCTACAACGTCAAATCCGTAAATTGGTGCTGGGTTATGTATGTGCGGGAAAATGCAACAATGCATCATCCACAAGCCTTTAGTTTCTCTAGCGTCTACTACATCAACGTGAGCACGGCGATAACTATCAGAAGTCCATACACGATTAATCCACCCAGGTTGATTGAATCGATCCATTCCTGGTTCAAAGATTTCAGTGCCAGTCCTGCCAAATTCTGTCTCTAATAAATGCTGAACTTCTATCAGCGTGTCCCAAACTTTACTCATAGTCCTTGGCAATAACTAACATTTCGTCAAAGAAACGTCTAGCAAACTCAAAGCATACTTTTGCTTCTTCTGCTAAACTATCATCTAATTTACTACGGATTGCTTCTTTGATCTTTTCTGGATCATCACCAAACTCGTAATATCTTCCTACACCTGGCACACGTTTTTTAATCATTTGGCCGCCGCTGAGATCTCCCATATGACGTACATAAATGTGTGCCATTAATAATTTTGGATCATGTTTAATGCTTAAAATATGTCTCATGTAGTCATCAACTACTGGACACATGCGAGGATTTTCTGTATTGTCCTCTCCCCATAATTCCATAAAGTCGGCTAGAATAGCAGGTGCTCTGCGAATTTCAGGCAGACCACTAAACAAGTTATGCGGCATAGCGCATACTTCTAAAATTTCATATTGCGGATGCTGATTTTTTAAATATGTTGCGTATAATTTTGGATTAATTGATCCTGAAAATAGAATTTTTACAAAAGCTGAACGTTCTGCATTAGTATGTGCTTCTTTTGTTAGTTCTCTTAAATTGCTCATTCTTCCTCCAATTTAATTTGGAGAGGAAATCCGTTAGTACGTGCCTGCTGAGTTGCTTCAACTGCTTTGGCCTCGGCAATTTCAAAACTATAAACACCTGCAATACCACTGCCTGTTTCGTGTACTTGAAACATGATTTCTTTTGCAGTATCAGGAGTGTGTTTAAAAATCTCAACTAGTAATGAAATTACAAATTCCATTGGCGTCGAGTCATCGTTTAGCAAAATAACTTTCCAACGCTTTGGTTCTTGGACCGTTACTTTAATCTTTTCATCTAGTTGAATATCGGTGCTAGGCATTTCGTTCTCTTTAAATTGTGGGGGAGTTTTACCTCCCCCGGGTTACAGTTATTTAATTTCAATTACACGTGGTTTTAGTGCTTCTGGCACAATACGCTCAATTTGAATCTTAAGCATACCGTCTTTAACTTCAGCACCTTTTACTTCCATGTATTCTGCTAGTGTAAAATGTTGTTGAAAATCTCTAGCAGCCAATCCACGATGTAAGTACTCTTTACTGTCGTTTTCAGTAGACTTTGTTCCTGTAATTGTAAGTTGATCTTGATCAACTTCTACAAGAATCTCGTCTTTACTAAAACCAGCAACTGCTACTTCAATACCGTAATGTGTTTCATCATATTTTACAATATTGTGTGGAGGATAGTTACCATTTTGGTTACCTTGAAAGAAACGATCATTGAAATAACGATCGAATCCTACTAGGGCTCTGTTAAGCTGAGCTAGAGCTTGTGTATCAATAGTTCTTAATTGTGTCATTTTATATCTCCTTAATTAAGCAAGAATGTGTAGGGCCCGACCATCGGCACCCTACGTTTTTATTATATTACTTTTTATCTGTTGGGTCAACTTCTTTGAAACTTGCATCTACAGTTGTATCACCAGATTGGCTCGACTGTTGATTTTTGGCTTCTTCAGCGGCTCGTTTCTTTTCAAAAACTGGAGTTGCAGATTCAAATAAGTCTTGAACAGATTTGTTAATTGTTTCAACATCGTTACCTTTGATAGATTCATCAAGAGTTTTAAATGCTGATTCAATTTTGGCTTGTTCTTCATCGTTCAAACTACCTTTGTGTTCTTCGTAGTCTTTCTTCAATGTATGAACAGCCGCTTCTGCACTGTTACGTGCATCGATAAGTTCACGAGCTTTTTTATCTGCTTCAGCATTTTCTTCCGCTTCACGAACCATACGTTCGATTTCAGCTTCTGAAAGTCCAGAATCAGATTTGATCGTGATCTTATTTTCTTTACCAGTGCTTTTATCTTTAGCACTAATGTTCATAATACCGTTTGCATCGATATCAAATGTTACTTCGATTTGTGGCATACCACGTGGTGCTGGGTTAATGCCGTCTAACTTAAATTCGCCAAGTGCTTTGTTGTATTTGAACAATTCACGTTCACCTTGTGCTACTTTAATATCAACAGCTGGCTGGTTGTCTTCTGCTGTACTAAATGTTTGGCTAGCTTTAGTTGGGATAGTTGTGTTCTTTTGAATTAACTTGGTAAACACACCGCCCATTGTTTCAATACCTAGGCTCAATGGTGTAACGTCTAGTAATAGAACGTCTGTCTTGTCTCCTGCTAACACAGCACCTTGGATGGCTGCACCTGCGGCAACTGCTTCGTCTGGGTTAACGTCTTTACGTGGTGCCTTGCCGAACAGTTTCTCAACTGCTTCTTGCACTTTAGGCATACGTGTTTGTCCGCCAACCAAGATAACTTCATCAATATCGTTAGCTGTGACGTTTGCATCTTTCATAGCAATCTTACATGGCTCAATTGAACGCTCGATTAGTTTTTCAACCATTGCTTCAAACTTAGCACGAGTAAGTTTTACATTTAAATGTTTTGGACCGCTTGCGTCTGCTGTAATGTATGGCAAGTTGATGTCTGTACTTGCAGAACTAGATAATTCAATTTTAGCCTTTTCAGCTGAGTCTTTTAGGCGTTGTAGAGCCAACATGTCTTTCTTAAGATCGACGCCATTTTCTTTCTTAAATTCTTCTACCAAGTAATCCATGATAGCTTGGTCAAAGTCTTCACCGCCTAAGAATGTATCACCGTTTGTTGATAATACTTCAATTTGCTTGTCGCCGTCGATGTTGGCAATTTCGATAATAGAGATATCAAATGTACCACCACCTAAGTCATAAACTGCAATCTTACGATCCTTTTTACTTTCTTTATCAACACCATAGGCTAGTGCAGCTGCTGTTGGTTCGTTAATAATACGCAGAACTTCTAAACCTGCAATCTTACCTGCATCCTTAGTTGCTTGACGTTGTTGGTCGTTGAAGTATGCTGGTACTGTAATAACTGCTTTGTCTACAGTTTCACCTAAATAGTCTTCAGCAGTTTTTTTCATCTTGCGAAGAACTTCAGCACTAATTTGTGGAGGTGCTAATTTTTCGTTATTTGCTTCTACCCATGCATCACCATTTTCTGCTCTGATGATAGTATAAGGCATTAAGTCAATGTCTTTTTGTACAGCCTTTTCTTCAAACTTGCGTCCGATCAAACGCTTGGCTGCGTAAATTGTATTCTTTGGATTTGTTACTGCTTGTCGTTTTGCTGTTGCACCTACGAGAACCTCGTCATTGGTGTAAGCTACGATTGATGGTGTTGTTCTAGCACCTTCGCTGTTTTCAATTACTTTAGCCTTACCATTTTCTAGTACTGCTACACAGCTATTTGTTGTACCTAAGTCGATACCGATGATTTTGCTCATTTTTGTTCTCCTTTGTTAAGCAAGAATATGTAGGCCCTAACGGCGCTCTACAATTTTATTTATGCCTGAATGTTGTCAGTTTTAAAAATATTTGACCAAATTTTTAGTTTTTCACGTTTGGCTTCTGCGGCTTTTTCAATATTGCTAAAACTAACAATATCAAGCTCTTGTAGTATATCTACCATTGCTTGTAAATCGCCTAGTTCTTCTTCCAAGTGTTCTCTATTAGTTTTGGGTTTACCAGGCTTTAGATTATCTAACCCAAAACGGCTGATTTTACTTACTGCTTGAATTACTTCAGCACATTCTTCTTGTAAGATATCCATTACTTCTTTTGTTTGTTTGTCCATATATTACCTTTGGTTTGCAAATGGGGCTATGTAGTTGCCATCTTTTGTAGTGCTAGTACGCAAAGTGTTATATACATTTTGAATACCAACTGCTTGATTCCATGCATCTTCCAACGCATGGTGTTTTAATACTGGAGGGCGATTAGGATTTATACCTAAGTCAAATGCGGTGCGTACATCGCGTACTTGCCAAAAGCTCCAAGGTACTGCCTTGTTAATACGTTTGAAAACTGTTTCGCAAATTACAACGTCAAATGCCGCACCGTTTGACCAAACTCTCTTTGCACCCCAGCAAAATTTATATAGCTGATTAAAAGCATCAACTATATGAATACGATTGTCAGGACTAAATGCTTCATCTTGTGCTTCTTTACTTTGATTAGCCCACCATGCAATGGTGTCATCGTTGGTTACTAGTCCTATTTCGTGACAGCTATCAACATCAACTTTAACATAAAAACTGTCCATTGCTGGCTCTTCGACATCCATACCAAAAGGATCAAATTTTACTGCTCCTATGGTAAGAATGGCGGCATCGGTTGATGTCGCCAAAGTTTCTAAGTCAATCATTACATCTGTATTAGCCATATGCTCTTTCGTTATTTTAGAGTATATAGTTTAACACAAAATGTTAACGATGTCAATACATTTTTTTAGGTAATTGCTCTTTTTCGAGTTTCTTCTTCCAACGTGCTTTAGCTGCACCTTTGGCACGTTTGCGAGCTGTGGTTGGTTTTTCGTAAAATTCTTTTTTACGCAAGTCGTCTAAAATACCAGCGTCTTCTACTTTACGTTTAAAACGCCTTAATGCTTGATTGATGTTTTCATTATCTCTAACGGTAACACCAGTTCCTTTACTCTTGTGATTCATCATCATCCTCTTCGTTGTTATCAGAAAACTGTTCTACAATTTGATCCAAATCCCAAATTCTATTTTTTGAAATTAAATTATAAGGAGTTGTTTCGTCCTTAGTTATATAGTGTGCATTGGGTTGTGCTAGTAAGAAAGTGACAAATTTTTGAGTTATTGGATCGCAATTATCTATATCTACAATAACTACATCAACTTGTTGGGCTACACTTAGCATCCAACTTATATCTGTTTCTTGTTCATCAAACATAAAAACATTTAGATCATCGATGCTTTTGCTCAAAATGGATTGAAATTGCTGTTTAATGTAATTTGAAGGTTTAACAAGCAGATAACTCAAGTTCATGTTGAACAGTTTATCCGGTGGTGTTATTAGAGTTATTTTTCCTAAGTTCATATATTCTACTTGCAAATTCTTGTAATCTTTCTCTTGAATAATTAGCAAATTTTGGACCACGTGCTTTAGTTTCTTCTACAAAATCATAAAGCGCAGGATCTGAATATTTGTCAATTATCAAATCATTGAAACGATCAATATCATAAATCCTATACAGTTCGTCTTTTGGTTTATTAATGCGGGCCCAAAGTGTTGATTCACTTTGTTCTGCATTTTGTACATAACCTGTTACGATCTGCTCTTGACTTGAATCTTGCCCGTCTCGTCCTTTGTCATGTAAGTCTTTTTTTTTGATTCTTCTGTTTCTTCTGCCTTAGGAAAGTCTGGTTCAACTTGGGCCTTCTTTTCTTCTTCAACCGCTTTTTCAGCTTCCTCAATCATTTTATTCCATTGCTCTAATGGCATTGGAGTTTCTTCCTGTTTTACATCTTCAAGACGTTCTTGTACACGCTCTTCGGCTTGTTTAAGAAAGTCTGGTTCAAGGTCTAATGCTTTTTCCTCCGGCGCTGTTATATCACCTCCTAGTGCAGTCGACGGTGTTTCGCTTGGTACCTCTACAGGTTGTTGTACTGATGGGAATGGCCATAGTGAGCTGATTTGCGGCCAATCAAAGTTTCTTACCTTTGCCTCTTCTTGAATTTGTTCTATTTGTGTGTCTGTTAATGGACCGTCATCTGGTTCATATTTAGGTTGTTGACTTCTATACCAACCAAATGTCATTTGTGCAGCTAACAACATAATAACTGCCAACGGATCGAACACAATAACAATAAGGATAATAATCCATGTTACTGCACGTTCTAACATGTTTTCATCTGCGCCGTGGTCACCGTAGATAAATTTGGCAATATATTTTATAGGTCCAACTTCTGCTTCAACTTTTCGAACTTCGGCTGCGATAGGTGCACGGTCTTCATTAAGTTGTACAATTTTCTTCTGCTCGGCTTCGATTTCAGAAAGTAGTCTACTACGTTCCTTTTGTTGGGACCTACGTATAGCAACGGCTTTATCAGCACCTTTCTCGTCTGAGCTTCGACCCATAACTTGGTCCACAGCCTCATCCATCTGTTTAAGCGCCTTGCGGTTAGCATCGATGTTTTCCTTTGTTATTTTAATTTTCTCGTCATAAATGGCAATCTTACTTTGAACATCGCCACTTACTAAGTTTTGGTCGTTGTGTGCTTTGCTTAGGAATCCAAAGATACCCATTGAAGTAATAATCATCAGCACCATCACTGCTGTAATCATATAATACTTCATGAAACGTGGAGCACGTTCCCAATTGGCTTTGAGCCAACTCGCGCAAACAAGTTTAGCTACTTCTAATGAAGACCCCATTACAATGATTGGAATGGCGGCGGCAGAAAATATTGCGGTAAGACCTACTACAGAGTAATAGATCGCTACCGCGGATATTGTTAAGCCAGTTAAGAGTAGTAACCAGGCTAGTATCATTGATTGCCTTATTCTGCAGCCCCGGCAGAGTCAGTTGTAATTAACTCAGTGCCGTCGATTAATGTTACAGTTGTATCAGCCCAAATATCAGCTCCAGAGTCTGGAGCGGCAACAGTAATGCTTAACATATTATCTGTTCCAGCTGTACCGTTATACACTCGAACATTGGCTGTAGTTGCATCACGGAAACCGCGAACAAACTGATCTTTAATTGCCAATGCTGTTGTTGTAATTGTAGTAGATCCATCTGCACCGGTATATGGAGTGCCAATTTGGTTTTTAACAGCATCCAGTACTCCAGCATCTCGGTCGTATTTGACTGTGAATGCTAGGCTAGTTACTTGATTATCACCGGCAGTTTCTGGACCACCACCACTGATGCCTGTTTCAATATCTAAAATTTGGCAGTCTGCTAAACCTGTCAAACGATTAACTACATTGCGGAAACGCATATTTCCTCTAGCACGAGCTTTACCTTTAACCAATGTAGTTGGTAATGTAGCAAAACTATCTGCTGAGTTTGGTGTAATTGCACCGTTATCGTTACCGTCTGCTGTAGCGTATGTACCTGTAGAGGCTACCCAAACGATTCTATAGAATCCTGGGCTTAATTGATTGCTGTCTTGTTGAAATCCTGATGGCATTTTGATGCTCCTTAATATCTAATATTTATCGTTATTTTACTTGAAAACAATCAAAGCTAACAGGGCCGCTTGTACAAAAAAGCCAAAACCTATAGTTACAATGTTAAGTAAATCCTTTTGGATCGTTGCTTTAATAAAGAAAAGAAACAATCCTAGCCAACCAAAAAGTACCATGTCAACGGGAGGCATCTTTTCAGTTAATCCTGTAAGAACAGCAATCATTGTAGGAATGGTTGCCATGTGTAGTAGTACCACGGCAATCCATCCTGCTGTCTCTGCTGAAATGTGAGGTGCATGTTCTTTGATATTTTTAACCCAAAGATCTGCATTAAAAAAATCTTGTGTAAACTTCTTTACAACTTCCATGTTCATAATTATCCTCACTTATAAAAAACGTGTCTACCAACTTTTGCAATTGGCTTTTTGCCCCACTTAGGATTAACGTAGTCAGCATGATAATACAATGCTTGCTTTACGCTGTCAAGTCTAAATCCTTCCAGTAGTACTTTCTTTGCTACTTCCATAGATTCATAGTAAACTGGGCCGTTCATAGGCTTTTTAAGGCTTGCACTATCGCAATACCAACTGAATTGGCAAAGTACCTTTTCATATACTACGTTCTTTTGATAAACAACCTGGCAGATATCACTAGGGAATTGTCCACTTTCTGCACGATTGATTGTAACTTGTGCTACGGCTACTTTACCTTCAAAAGGTTCGTAACCAGCTTCATGATATATGTTACGAGCAAGACAGTCTAATTGTTTCTGTCTCATACTTGCTGTAACGTTGCTCACTTCCATGCGAGCTGTTTTTAGGGTTTCCAGTTTATAATTAACTGCCTTATACCCTGCGATTGTTACCGCTAGCATAGCTAGGGCAAATATTACAAATTTTATGATGCGTATCATTTAGTTTCTCCTTTACGCTGGAACAGGCGTCGCTAGCGCCGTTATTAAAAAGTTTTGGCCGTTGGCATCTCCTTGGTTAAACGGTACCTTATTTTTCAGGTACAATATATAGTTATGCCTGTGTGTCTCTGATAAAAACATAAGTTTTTAAGTTATCTACGCATTTTACTAATTTCTACTGCTTGTTCATCACTAAAAATGGGCACAGCATTGCTTTTATGCATGGTTCCAATGCCTTTTATCATGGTTCCAGTGTAAACTTTATCTGGAGATTTCAAGCAAGGACCTGCGGTAAACGGCAAGCTGTCAATTTTTGGTGTTTCACGTATAAACGGTTTGTTTACAACAGGACTCATAGTTGGCGCAGCCAAACCGCGTTTACGCTTTTTATCCTCTGCTTCAATTGCCCATTTTTTCTGTAGGGCTTTCCAACTTTCGTCCAATTCTCTAGCCTTTCTAGCATGTTCTGCTGAAGCGAATTTCTTTTTGCCTTTCTTTTTGCCTGTGGTACTAAGCCACGGGCCTTCCAAATGCATACTCAATTTATTCTCCAAAAGTAGTGATTATTCTAGTATTATACTAGAATATCAAAATTATGTCAACTATTTTTGGTTTAAACTCGAAATGATTCGCCGCACCCACAGCGATCACGTTCGTTTGGATTGACAAAGTCAAACCCTTCATTAAGTCCGTTGCGGACCCAATCTATAGTTAGCCCATTTAGATAGGCTAGACTTTTAGCATCAACAAGTATTGCAAAATCAGGTTGAGCAAAATTGGTTACACCTACTTCTGCTTCATACTTGTCCACATATTCTATGGTATAAGCCAATCCGCTACAACCTGTAGTTTTTACACCTAACCGAATTCCAATACCCTTGCCACGTTTCTCAAGCAGTTGTTTGATTTTCTTTTTGGCTGTGTCGGTTACGGTAATCATTTACTGCCGCCTTGATAGCATCTTCTGCCAATATACTACAGTGTATCTTAACGGGCGGTAACGCAAGCTCAGTAGCGATATCTGAGTTCTTGATAGTACCTGCCTCGTCAAGTGTTTTGCCCTTGAGCCACTCTGTGACAAGACTAGAACTGGCAATAGCACTACCGCAACCATAAGTCTTAAATTTAGCATCCTCGATTATCCCATCGTCGTTGACTTTGATTTGTAGTTTCATTACGTCCCCACAAGCAGGTGCGCCAACCATTCCGGTACCCACGCTAGGATCAGACTTGTCAAAACTACCCACATTACGAGGGTTTTCATAATGATCAATTACCTTGTCACTGTATGCCATACAGTATTTATCTGATTATTTTGCGTCTTTGCGAGCGTTCTTAACTGCTGTTACATCGTTACGAACATCTTTACAGAGTTTGGCAAGTTCTTGTAAGTGTTTGCGAACACGGGTACCGGCAGCACCAACTTCTTTATCGTAGAACTTTTCGAAATCGCCTTCCATTGCTTCTACGATTGCTGTAAATTCCGAGTATCTGTTATTAGCCATTTTATTTCTCCTTTAATGGTGAGCTGTTAGCTCTACTACTAATTTAGCAGAACACAATAGCTATGTCAAGGGATTTGATTACGGACCAACTTTGCCAGCGTCAACATTTGGGTCTGGGCTTAACACATTTACAGTTGAGCCCGATGCCATCATAGCACCTGTAACGGCAATGCGTTTGTCTTCAACGTATACTGTAGTTTGGCTAGCAACAACAACATCGCCCAATACCGAAACAGTTCCTTCTGTTGCAACAGCCCAAGGTTGATCACCGATAAAAACGGTTTTGTTAGTTGTGACTTTTAGTAAATCGGCTCCAACATCTTTTTGAACTCTAGCTACACTTGGCATAATGTTTACTCTGGAGATTTGATGCCGGCTATGGCTTTTGTTGATTGTTCAGTTGATTTTGGACTTGGAGGGAAAAGAAAATTCTTTAAAGTATCAACTTGTCTTTTAAACCAACCTGAAGTGTCTTTATAAGTTTCTGTTCCAGCAATCCAAGAAACTGTCCTACCTGCTTGTTCTGTCGCAAAATTAGTTACTGTGCCCTGAGTGTTTGCAGCACTTCTAATAATTCCAGCACCAACAATTTCTTCTCTAAACTGAGTAGGTACGCTTGGCATTTCTAAAGAACTAGTATTTGCTACAGCATTATCAAAATTATTTGTTTGTATTTGATTTGATGCTTCAGCCGCAACTATAACTGTTCGATATGAAGTTGCAGCCATTAATCCTTGTATTGCTACATCAATATCTGAAATAGCTTTGTTTATTGATTTTTGTTGTTCTAGATAGTTTGACAAATTTGATCGAATATAAAACAAGTCTGAACTCATTAACGTTAGCTCTGCTGTCAAAGCCGCAGTTTTTGCAGCGATTGCTGCTGAATCAGTATCAATTATAGTAGTAGTAACTGGTACAAACGGAGGTAAGTTATAAGCAGGATAAGGTAAATTACTTGTTCCTGGTTGAGCCGTGGCAATAGTTGTAATTTGTCTCAGACTCATATTTTATTCGCTTGGATCTTTAGTTCCGCTCAAGGCTTTGCCTGATTGTGCGACTGCTTTTGGACTTGGAGGAAATACAGCAGCAACGATTAAATCTTTTTGTTTCTTTAACCACCCAGCAACATCTTTATAAACTTCTGTTCCAATAATCCAAGATTGTGCAGCCGCTGCTTGTGTTGTAATAAAATTAGTAATAGCACCTTCTGTGGTTGCTGCGGCATTAAGTACCATAGAATTAGTTATCACATCTTTCATTTGATCAGGTATAGGAGGCATTGTTGGAGGAGTTTGTCCGGTTGCCACCATAGTTTGTTTAGTTGCGGCAACTTTAAAATTATTAGTTTGGATTTGATTTGATGCTGCGGCCGCTTGAATAACTCCCAAGTTACTAGTTGCCGCTGAAAGCCCAGCAATGCTAACACTTAAATCACTCAACGCTTTTGATTGGACTTTAGATTGCTCTGCTAGTGTTTCTAAATTTGCTCGGATATAAAACAAATCTGTACTCATGAAAACTAATTCTGCTCCAATAGCTGTAGTTTGAGCACCGATTGCTAGAGCTGCATCATCAACAATAGTTGTTGTGCCTGGGCCTGTCATCGTAACTGTAGTTGGCATGTTATTCTCCTATATAGGATATTTATGCTAGTTTTATGCCGGTAGTGCTCTCAATAAACTGATCAGCAAAACCCTTGTCTGTTGGCTCGCAAACTGTGACTGTGGTTTTAAGCAATCTAACTTCTTTGTCAGGACTTACAGTAAACAAATAAGGCATAAGTCCTGGACCTTTTTGGCCCATGCCAATAACCATTGGTTTGCTCAACTTATAATAAGTTGCTGTTTCTTCAACTAGTTTTGCAACTATTTCTTCTCCGCTGGTTAATTTAAGTGTAACCACTTCACCTGCTGTAACGCCTTTATCAATTAACATATTATCCCTTTAATGATTCAAAAAATGTTTCGTCTTTACCAGCTAGCCCTTGATAGCCACCAGGAAGGAGAACGCCGTCCTTAAAAATTTGTGGTACACTACGTAGTCCTAAATCAACTAATACTTCACGAGCATCTGGTTGTTCTTCGATATTAATTGTAGTGTATGTAATACTTTTACTTTCTAATAATGCTTTTGCCCTATCACAAAATGGGCAATGATTCTTTGTGTATACTGTAATCATTTATATTTCCTAAAACTTTATTATAAACTTGGAAGTTCGTCATAGTCAATAGCATCTGACATAACTCCAATAACATAATTAGTGCTTT